GATCTTTATGTTCATCACCAGATGAAATATGGGAATTAAATGATGATGGTAAATTAAAAATAAGTTTGACCTCTTTTGAATCCGACATAAAAAGTAATGATCTTGGGCCTGGAGTCCGTGTGGGGGACGAACCTGTGAAAAATTTATGGAAGGAAATCATGGAATCAGCCGACCCTTCCGCGCGACAGGGAATATCATCAGAAGTTAAAACGAGCGTGGAAAAAAATCACGCAGCTGTAAGATTATTAGGATTTAAGGATGATTTAAAAGCATTATTTAATGCCGGTCCCGACAAATGGTATGAGAAAGAGAGAGAAATAAAATCAGCAATTTATTTATTAGATAATAAGACACTAATAAATTATAAAAAGATGATGCTTTGTTCTGAAGACGAGATTATAAAAACAAGGGCACCAACGATAAAATTCATTAAAGACCTATACAAAAAACAAGAAAGTGAAAAAGCAGAACAGAGAAGAGAAGCTAATAATGAAGCAAAACGGAAAGAGCGCGTCGAAGCTAATAAAAAAAAAAAATACAGAATGAGCAATAAGAACCAGGTCGAAAAAAACAGGATGCTTACTATTGACCCTTCCGCCAACACCGACAGAAGAGAATTAATTGAAATTTTAACAAAATATAGACCAACATTATCACCTCAAAAAATAAAGGAGTTTTATAAAGAAGTAGAGGATATATATAAAAAATATCATAAAGGAGACACAAAAAAATTAATAGATACCTCCTTCCTGGGTAGTCGTTCTTCAGACCATACTCCCACCGCAAACCATCTTCACAAAAAATTTATAGAATCTTATGGGGGCAGGGGTGGTGAATCGAAATCATATGCTCCGCCTCCAGAAGAAGTTAATATCAAATTGAGTTTAACACAAATACTGAACGACATCCCCCGCCTCCTCAACTCCTTTATTCCAAATATTAAAAAATCTTTACAAGATATTGCTTCTAAAAAGTGGATTACTCCAATGATGATAACATATATAGTATTTATTTATAAAAAATTAAATAAAGAAAGATATTTTAATAGTATGCCGTTCCAACCAAACAGCCCGGGCCAGGTAACTCCACACACACATGACTATACAGCGTTAAAGTGGGCGCAAGACGATAAGTATAAGTTTGAAGTAGTAATAGATGGATTATTTTTATTATTTAAAAATGAAACAATAAAAAAACCAGATATATTTGATGTAATAGTTACGATTCATATATTATATAATTGTGAATATGGTTTAGAAATGAAAGGCGTGTTTAATAATCCATTACCTTCCCTACTAATGTATAAACGTGTGAGATATTATTGTGACAGAGAACATCCTGAAATATTTGATATATTAGATATGAGTGAAATGATAGAAGCTAAACCACATTTTAACCCTCCTAGTAAAATATTTGGAAAGACATCTTCCGCCAGTGATGAAGTATTTGAAAAAGCATCAACAGAATTTCCAGATTGGGCCCCCACTTCCTGGTCCCAACAAAAAATGTCACCCAACAGAAAAGATCACCCACCATCCCCTCCCCCAATGAATGACAAATCTTTTTTCTACCAAAACGCAATGCCGTTATTAAAAGATCATCTAGGATATTTTAAATTATTTTTTGACCCAATATGGCGAGTTTTCCTTGGTGAAACATTTAGCATGGCACATAATTATATTACTTTAATTGATAAAGATGAGGAAAATAAAAATAAACATAAAATATTTAAACCAGGACTAAAATGGTTCGAACATGTATTAGAAAGGGGAACAAATGCTTATTATTGGTTATATACATCACTGTTAATAGCAATTAAAGAAGAAGTAATTGACGGTTGTTCAGACGACATAGTATGCTCAGATAAACAACCAGAAGAAGGCGAGTATTATGGTAGTAATGAAATGACAAATATATTAAAAATATTAAATTGTAATGTATATTTTCATGTCGAAACCTTCCTGGACATCGATGACCATTTAAATATAACAAAATTTATACCCAGAGCAATAGAAATATATGAAGAAATGGAACGAAGCGGTAAAATGGTAGCCATAGAAAGAGAAGCTGACAGTAAATTAGAGAAAGGAAAAATATATGATATAACTGAAAATGGAAAACGGTATTATTTAAAAGTACCAAATTTCGATGATGATGTTATAATTCAACGCAGTAATATTAAAAAAAAATTAGTAGAATTATTATTAAAAAGCGCAGATCAAAAGCCAGACTTAGTTGAACTATATAAAACAGTGTTCAACGCTGGATTAAACGATATACCAGTACCAATAGGAAAAAAACCTCGACGCGAAACCAGAAAAACAGGTATGATAAAAAAAACAAGTAAAGAAATAGAATCGGGAAGAGTAACATTCTGTAGTTTTGATGAATCAGACTTAATAGAAAAATATTATGTAGAATATGCTGGTAAAACTCCAAAAGAATCAGAATATACAGAAATAAAGAACAAAACCCGAAAATGTAAAAGGAAACGACCCAAAAATAAAACAAGAAAAAGTTTTAGAGACCGCTTCCGTAAATCTCCAGAGAAAAAGAAACGAGAACAAGGACAAAAATTAAAGAAACAAAGAGAAAAAATAGAAAAAAAAGTTAAAAAAATAGATGCCAAAAACGAAAAATTAAAAGAATAAACGCCGCGAATAAAAAATAAGCGAAAATAACTCAAATAAAAGTATTTATATAATCTTAAAAAATTATATAAATAAAGAACCTCCACCAACAACAAACCAACAACCCAACAACTTAATCAAAATAAAATTTCTTTAAAACCCCAATAGCAAGAAACATAAATAAAGTAAACCCTCCGTATAAAAATCCAGCAACTTTAATATTAACACTGTTATCATCAGAAAGAAATAAAAACAATTCCTGAATACCATAAAAATCTATACCTTCAACAACAATACCCATTAAAATACCATGAATAATAAGTTCAATATATTTATCCCAATCAATAAACCATAAAGATAATAATCCACCACAAATAGCATGATGAACATGATAATGAATATTGCTAGCACCAGAACTGTTCAAAATAAAGAAAATACCGTAGTAAAATATAATAATAATAAAAATCTTAACTAAACTGCGACATTTATCACGAAATACAGTTTTTGTAATGTATTCTTTAATACCAATACCAACTATAATTAAAGAAAAACAAACCAACACAATGTAAGAAGCGGGAGAATGATGATTTAACCAGCCTTTCGTGAGTGAAATTTTTTTCAAGAATGAAACTTCACCCAAAATAGCAAATACAATAGCACCGGCAGTACAAGAAAGCCAATATATTACCATATTTATCATACTGAGTTCTTTTGCTCGGATATTAGAATAAGTAAAAAGAAAATAAGAAATAAGCACAGAGAATAACAAATTATAAGAAAAGCTACTAGATGTTATAACATTGTGTGAATCAGAAGAAATAAGAGAAGATATTTGTAAAACCTGTGAACCAAGATATACACTAATATAAATAAGCATAAAAGCTAAGACAACACTATTTTTCTTAAAATTAAAAAACCTCATAAAAAAACGATTCTCATACCAGCTTCTAGTAATGGGAGATCTTTCTGAACCCGATTCGCTATCTGAAGTATGAACAGGCATAAAAAAATATTGTCTTTGATTATTTATCTGTTCATCGCTTATAGTAGGAGAATTACAATTTTTTCTAGAAGAATCTGAATTTTCAACTAAATTATACTGAAGAAGATTACTCATAATAATAATAAAATTGTAATAAATCATTTAAACCATTTAAATAAATATTAAGCCTTATTAGGATAAGTTGCTTTAAGTATATTATTCAACAATAAAAATAGAAACATAAAAATAGAAACATAAAAATAGAAACAGAAAAATAGAAACATAAAAATAAATATTGAAATCTTTAACAGAAAAGAGATAATTTTTACATCTTAAAATCATATTACCTAGTGAAACCCCTGCTTCTTCATAATCATTATTAAAAGTTACCATTAATAATATTAGATTATAATTAATGTTTAATATTATTAATTTAATATTAAATAAGTAAAATTAATTAGCAACCTTTTTACAATTATTAATAGAACCAAAAATAAAAGTAAAATGGTCGAATTTTTTCTTATATTCGTTTCTTTTATAAATATAGTAATCAGAAATACCAAAAATAAAGATTAACCCGGAAACAAATAATAACCCTTTAATAAAATTATCCATTAAAGCAATACTTTTTTCATCAAATAATTTACGATTATCCCAATAATTTTTTTGAGTATTTAAAAAATAAATTAAAAATAATATAGAGAAAAAAGTTAAATTAGGAACTAATTTCATCTTAGCTGATAATAAAAAGATAGTGTAAAAGATAAAAGCAAAAATAGAAGAATCAAAAATATTACCATTAGACCAATCAATGGGGGCTTTACTTTCTAGTTCTTTATTGAATGCCCACCCCCCCTCTAACATAATAAACATCAAAATTAACATAAATCCAATAATATGTTTCCCATAGTAACTATGATTGAAAAAATTTTGAACTTGGCAAGAAATAACTTGATTAACAACACCACTTGTAATTACAGTCCAAGAAATAAATAAAAACGCAATTTTAGAAACATCTAAATTAAACATATATATATATACTAAAAATATAATTATTATCAGTAAATGTTAATAAATTGAATACAATAATATTAAATTGAATATATTATAATATAAAAAATTAATATTACAAAAATGCCTAATATTGCTTTGATTTCAAATATGAACTTTCGTAGGAGATTTAATGAAGTAAATAAAGAATCTTTTTCAGAATTAATATCGCCAGCGAATCACGATGCCACGCCATCATTTATTTATGCTATGAAATTGTTTATACTTGCTTACTTCTGTATGATAGCAATTGATATTATAATTAATTATATTATAATTGCTAGATTTAAATTGGGGAAAACAAAAGAACCTGAGTCGCCTGACTTTACACCCACGCCTGAACAAGAACCTGAATCGCCAGACCTAACTCCATTGACACCACCATCTACACCTGAACTTAATAAAAATGAAGTAAAAACACCTCCGCCAGCACCAAAGAAAATTAAATTATCTAGTTATGTATCATCAGTAAAAAATAGTGCGCCAGTTTCCTCCCGAACTCGTTCAATGACAAATCGGCGTCGCCGAAAGCGCGGTCTAGATTTGTTTAGTTAAAAAATTATAACACATACATATAAAAAAATAAATATAACACATTTTTTTATTAAACACTAAAAATAAATTAATTACCCGTAGAGCCAAAACCGCCAGCACCGCGTGAAGTATTGGGAAGTTCATCAATAATACACACATAGAATGGAGACAAGTCCGGCTTACAAATCTGAAAGTATCGCTTATTAGAATCCAACATATGTGTAATAGATTCCATATAAAATCCACTACTAAGTTCTCCAGAAAGAATATCAACCGCAGCAGCTAGTTCTCCGCGATATCCACTATCAATAATACCTGTAGAATTAGCCAGACGAATAGCTTTCTTATAAATAGAACTGCGTGGGTGAAGGCAATACGGTTGTGGCATGGCGTGACAGCGAGTCCCATCGAGCACAACAGGTTCATTATTAAACTTTGTTTCACCAGCATCACCAACACTTCCACCTGTCCCAGCATCGGGACCACCACCGCCTCCACCGCCTCCACCGCCTCCACCGCCTCCACCGCCTCCACCGCCTCTACCAACATGAGAATGACCCTGGTTAATATCATTACAAATAGAATTTATAAGATGAGAACCATGTCCAAACAGAATTTGCGAATAAACGCCACCGTAAGGCATTATTTTGGAATCAGCAGTACTATTCTCAAAAGCGCGACGAGTATTTGTTAATTCCCAGTTAATAATATTAAAATAATTGTCTTCCGGATGAAGCGTATACATAGCACCAGCGATACCTAGTTTGAGAAGATGCGTGGTGTTTGGATGGTAAAATGAAGAATTATTACCATTATGCGCCGGCTGAAAGATATCAAATCCAGAATCAACATACGGATTAAAATCCTTAAACATAGTATTCTCGCTTTCAAACATACACTCGCGAAGCTTCCCAACACTTTCAACCATTTTACATTCCCATGGCAAACTTTGCCAAACACTCATATTGTGTTTGTCGGCAGTTTTTTTATAAAGAGATTGTCGTTCTAAAAAACACTCGTCCGTCTCATTATCACAACGAGAAATTTTGAGAAACAAAACAGAAGACACACCATTAGACTGAGAAGAAGAATACATATTAATAGCAGAAATTTTAAATATGATTGAAACACAATCAATCATATTTAATTCAATTTAATTACATAGCACCAACATCACGTCCAGTTCCTGACATAATATATTTACCTGTGGATGCTAAATAAAACCAAAATAATGACAAAGAAAACAATGAACCAGAGGTCATATAAGCTAAAGTAGTGGGTGAAACACCCATTGTAAATTTAGAACCAAAAAACCCACCAATAATAACAGCCACCATCAACAAAAGAGCCAATTTAACTTTAACATACCCAGCATAATAATAATTATATAAAGCAAAAATAGAGAGAGGTGGTATAATAGTTAATATGACAGTTCCAATGCCTGATTTGTAGCTATCAACCAGAGAAAATAACAGCAAAGGAGGTAATATAAAAGGTGCGGAAGAAACACCAAGAGAACCACCTAAAAACCCAGCAATAACACCAATAGTAATAACTAACAGAATATTCATAATAAAAAAGGCAAATATTATAAAATCAAAAAATAAATTGAAAACAAAACTACAAACGTAATAATAATTATAATTATTAAATATGGAACCATCAAAACAATCAGTACAACCAACAATATTTGGCGTTGAACCAGAAAGAAAAACAAAAGCAAAGCCAAAAGCAAAAGCAAAAGCAAAGCCAAAAGCAAAGCCAAAGACAAAAAAACCAGAAAAGAAAAACCGTGTTATTACGGTTACATTTGGTGATTCGGGTGAAAATCATGTGGGAAATCAGCAGATAGGAACAAAGGTATCCGTTGGAGAAGGATTTACTTTTGAAGATTTCAAAAAAGTAGAATTTAAATGTAAAAAACTAAAAATTAAGTGTGAAATCATTAATCTGAAAAGTTTACTGAAAAAAGAGCACTTTGACAGAGCCAAAGCAGAAAACAAAGTAATCAACGATGCGTATATAATTTTAATCTATGATGCTCTGCCGACAAATCCCGGAGATAAAGCAGACCAAATATATGAAGAGTTAATGGGATTTGAGTGGGATACAAAGTATTATGATTCGCGACGTAAAAAAGTATTAAACAAACATGCGAGAAGCAATCTTTGTTTTGACGAAACAGACCAGGAGCCAGATTATGAACAGGGAAAAGGAAGAATTATATCTTGGAGTAGGATGCCACATCTATTAAAAGCGAAGACATTTATAGCACAATTGTTTGGAGCAAAGGCAAAAAACATGATAGGAGAAGGTAATAATTATAGTGATAGAACAAAGAATGGCATAGGTTGGCATGGAGATGCTGAGAGACTAAAGGTAGTAGCACTAAGATTAAATCAAAGAGACGATGAAGGAGAAACCGGAACAATGGTTATATGTTGGAATTGGTTTCATCAATCAAAGCCTTTGGGTGAAACATTAAGGGTAGAAATCCCTCATGGATGTATCTATGCTATGAGTGAAAAGGCAACGGGCTTTGACTGGAAGTATAGGAGTAGATATACGCTAAGACATTCCGCTGGTGCCAATAAATATACAAAGCTTTAAACAATATATAATAAAAATATCAAATACAAATATCAAAATAGAAACATATCTTTACAAAACAAATATAAATATAGAAATTTATATACTTCTATATTTTTTAAATGGAGAAAAACAAAAGTTCACCCAATGAAATAATCAATACTCAAGATGCGTTAATGATTCATCATGAAAAAACAGCAATAGAAACCGGTGATAAAATCTTAAATGAAAATCATTTCCTGAGAGAATTATCTGAATTAATGGAAAATGAAAAGTTCAACAATTTCTTCAACAGATATATGAATGATTGGATAGGGATTAAAAGCACGGTAACATATATGAAACTATACAGCGAACTTAAAAATAAATATAGTGAAATAAATGATGAAGAACTCAATAAAAATATAGTTGTTTTTCTATTAACAAAAATAATGAGAAATAAACATTTAATGACATCATCTATCAAAACAATAGATGATATGTTTGATAATAATAAGTTAGATTTCTTCGATGAAATAGAAAAGAAAATTATAAATATGAAATGTTTAAAAGATAAAAATGAGTAAATTATTTTACACAAAAATTCATAAATCAATAATATTATCCTTTAATTTTTGAAATAAACCAAGCAACAGAAGCAATACCAGCGCTAGCCCAAATGGTAATATAATGCTTTGCTAGCTCATATTGACTATAATTTATAAACTGACAAAACGGCGAGCCGAGTGAAAATATATTTGTAATCGCACCAACCCATCCCAATTTAACGCAATATGTAACATAAGCCTTAACCAAAAACCATTGAACACATGAAGTAGCCAGAACAATCAATCCAAAGTTAAGAATAATAAGAATGAAATCTTTGAAGTAACTACTATTAATGAATTCAATGAGCCACTTCATGACTGGTATAATAAAGGTTGGTTTGTATAACATAGCAATACAAACAATTCTCTCCATAAAAAAAATTTCAATTTAATTCCATTCAAATAAAGCTGAAATACACAACAACAAAACTAAGCATTCATTACGCAACTTTCAAAATGAAATTTAACATCATTATAGCGCAATCCTCCTGGTTTATAAAGAAGTTCATAAACATAATTCATAAATATTGAAGAGTTATCCAAACAGTCGCGTAAATTACATAGTTTTTGATATTCCACCGCAATATCTTTTTCGATTGAAGACCTAGTAAATCTAGCCCATCCACGCCAAGAGCCTAATTCACCATACTTTCCATGTTCGCGTTGAATACATCGTTCTATAATAAAATCAGGAACAGAATCGTCGTTAATTTTATAATTTTTAAATTCTTTTTTGGCATCCTCCATTGAAGGTCCGGAACATTCATACCAGGGTACCGACATATTTATATTTATTACTTATCAATAAATATAAAAATATTAGTTCAATTTAATTCCAAACATGAGTAATTTTGTTAATCAAACTTTTTTGCTGTGAAAACATAGTAGGTGCTACAATAAGAATAGCATATTTAGATGGGTTTCCGTGTAAATTTCCCCCAAAAACAATTTTGAGACCTTTATGAATGACTTCTCTAAAAATGTATGTAGTTACACCAATTAAGCCAATTTGTACTGCTGATTCGACGAGTAAAACATATTTTGGGCGAACCACATCTTGTTCATTATCTTTATCGAATGATGGAAATGATTCATCAAGTTTTTTCGCAATAGAAACACCGACCACCAAAAACATAATACTTGTTAAAAAAATAAAGGCTGCGTATTTTGGATAAAATACTTGTTCGCCACCAATAGTTAAATGTTTAAAGATATTCATTATAATATAATAAAATAAAAAATCTAAAATAAATAAAAATCTAAATTAAATAAAAATCTAAAATAAATAAATAAAAATCTAAAATAAATAAAAATCTAAAATAAATAAAAATCTAAAATAAATAAAAATCTAAAATAAATAAAAATCTAAAATAAATAAAAATCTAAAATAAATAAATTGATTAATAAAATATATAATAAATTACATATTAATTATTATATTAAAATTACTTAGGAACAAAACAACAAACTCTTTTATAAATATGTCTAACCCACTCTTTCACAACAATACTGTTAACATCAATGATGTTTGGTTTGAATCTCATAGGGGTCTTCTTCAGCAACTGTGTGTTGAGCTAGGACACCCCAATAAGATTGAGGAGATGTCAGCTAAATTTCTAGGAACAAAGCTTAAGATGAAGGCTTATAAGGATCCAAATAAGCCAAAGCGAGCTAAATCAGCATACTTTTACTTTTGTGATGACGTTCGACCACCAATTATTACCAAGTATCAAAAGCAGAATAAGGCTGGAAAGATGAAGGGAGAATCGCTAATGGGCGCTGTTGCGAAGGAGTGCGCAGCAAAATGGGGAAAGCTTACTGATAGCCAAAAGACGAAGTACAATAAGCTAGCTGCTGGTGATAAGGAGCGATATTCTAAGGCAATGGCAGCATTCAATGAGTCAAATGGAAATTAATAAGTAATAATAAATAATATATAAATAATATTCATTAAAGATTTAATTTTATTTTTTTTGTTTTTAATAAAAACAAAAAAAAATAAAAAATATAAAAATAATAAAAATATTAATATATAAGTAATGTCTGATTTGGCAGATATAGAACAAAAATTTCAATTTGGAACTTCCGCTAAATTTGATTTTGATATACGTAATTATGATATTAACGATATGATGAATATATTAAATATTGCTGGAGATCCATCAAATTTAGATTACTTTAATGTAAAACAAAAAACAAATCAAATAATTGAAAAACTTAAAGAAGATGAAAATATGTCATCGGATATGAAAAATAAATTTGAAAGTTTTTTAAGAGCATTAGAGTTTTTTTTGATTTACAAGTATAATGTAAAAGTAGATAATTATGTTATGGGAAAAAAAAATATAGACCCGGGTAAATTAATAGCAGATGTTAAAGTGCGTGGTGGACCAAAATGGAAGGGTGGTTCCAATATAGGGGGGACAGAGCATTCGGGCGAGATGGTGTCTGTAAATACATATCGCCGCCGCATTATTAAAAGACAGTTAAGCTTTGATACAAAATTTAGACCAAATTATTTCAAATCTTCACCAGCAAATTTTAAGATGGTGTTACCAACGCCAATGAAAAATGTAGTGGCTATGCGTTTAATATCGCTTGAATTCCCTAATGTTGTCTATGATGTAGATAATTCCCTCGGAACAAATGAATTTTCAATTGTGTATCATCCAGATATAAAAACAGATTTTGGGCATATAGACGACCCAGAGAATGAAGATAGTTTGCAGTGGTTATCAACATTAAAAAATTTAAATAGCTCGGCATATGATATAAAAAAAATCTCAACTGGACCGTTATCTGCTGAAGATTTCCCAGGAGACGGAGATACAACAACGGGATATAAAATAAAATACAAAGTACCATCAGGTAATTATCAATCTAATACGATAGTTGGTGCTCTAAA